AATCCCCTGTGTATCCATACTATTCTGCGGAGTATCACTAAATCTATTCAAGGTATCAGTATCATTTGTACTACTACCACTACTAACATTTTTGCTTGTACCACTATTAGTTTCTGTATTTTTACTTGTCCTATTACTTGTACCGCTACCCTCTCTACTCCTAGTCAAATCAACATCATAAAAAGGATTAAACTCAAGCAACTCACTTTTATACAATTGATTGTAATAAGGCATAATCTCATTGAGCTTAGCATTTAATGCAAGTTTCCACCTGCCTACAGTTTCATGTGCAATCTCTCTTGTGTAATAATGTTTCAATATCTTCCTGCATAAAACCTGTCTATAGTTTTCATCAAAGATAGGAAAGTCAAAGTTAAAAACCTTATTCCAACACTTATCTAAAATACTATCAATATTATCTGCACCCTCACTCTCACTCAAGCCTGCACTATTTTCACAGATAAATCTCACCTCTGTTGTATACTTACTCATTATTTTCACCACCTTTGCCTATATCAATCTCATTACTCAAATCTGCTTCATTAGCATTATAAGTATCAAGCACCTGCATGTCATCTCTATAATCAACACTAATGTTTAATCCAAACATTTTGTTAATCTGCTCACATGCCTGCTGTCTCATAAACAGTCTTGAATACCTACTAGCAATAGTGCCACCTAAGTTTCTTTGTACTTCATCAGTAATCATTCTCTCTTTCTTCACAGTATTAACATTACTAATACCTAAGTACGTTAATGCTTCATTCCAATACTGTGTTTTTAAATCATACAACTTATCAGCAACATAGGGGCTTGTAGTATCTAAAGTCTTAATACCACTTAAATCCAAATTCTTATCACCGAAAATGAACGGTTCATTACCCATATACTGTGCATATAGATTTTTCATTACAAGTCTCTGATTTTCAGTACATGTAATAATCTTAGGTGTTTTCTGCTGTATAACGTTTACATCAATAGTCCTCTGTATTTCATACAGTCTTTTACTCATTTCTTGCACATCAAGTATACTGTTAGTGTGTAGCATATTATTAAATATAATAACACTGTTGTTAGGGTCAAGTTTCATTTGATACCCATTTTGTGCAAAGGCTGTTCGAGTAATAGGTATTCTGTAAACATCAAGTGCACCACCAATCATAACTTGCAAGCCTAAATATCCCATTACTTCATCCTTAAAGAATACTGCCATTCCGTCATTAAAAAGAGCTAACTCTAAAAACCTTGCGTCAATTGTTTCCGGTAGGTTCTTCCAGTCAAACATTGATATGCTTAATTCTGTAAGTCTATTAACATACTGTAAATATGTTCTCTGATTTTGCAGAAACGCTTCGGTTTGTGCTTTTCTTCCTTTTCTCATTGTCTCACCTCTTTTCTAATTAGGACTGTTATCTAATGAATAGTTACCTATTTCACTAGCGTTTTTCCAAAATGTAATACCATTGTCAAAAATGTTCTTAATAGCTGTGACATCATTGTTACTACAACTATTTCCTATTAATTCGCAATTTTGTGTTTTAGTGTAAGTCCAATGTGGTCTACTATGAGTGTTAGGTACTTTTACTCTTTTAGTAGCATATCCATATTTATCAAAGTATTCATCAATAATATGTGCATATTGTGGTGTTACCTGCATTTGTTTAAAATAAAAATCTTTGTTTCGTGTAGCGACATCAATTGAACCACTATTACTTCCTCTTGTTTGTGGTGGTTTACTGTATGCTAGCATAGCATCTATACCATTATCAACTATACCAGTTGCACCACTTAATGCTAATTCCGGATTAAAGCTACTCATTCCTGCAGCAACTGTACCAGTATTTAATAAAGCTGACATAGTTAATTTACTAGCAGATTGTGCCAACCATGCTTTATAAGCATCAACAGACCATGCCACTTGTGGGAAATCGCTCATAACTAGTTTTTCAGAATAATTACCCTCATCAGCATTAGTACCATTATAACCCATAGGAACTAGCGCTATTTGTGGATTTCCTACAACACTTCCGTATAAAGCAAAATCACAAGTATTTTTTACAAACCATTCATATCTATATATTGCAGAGTTATCGCAACAATCTACTGCTAAATAGTTAAAAGGGTATGTTAATAATTTTTTATTTTTTGGTGTATAACCACCAATTGTAGTGTTTTTTGCCACTGCGTTTACTTGCACACTTGGTTGTGTAGTTGTTGTGTAAAAATCACTTGGCATTAAAAAAATATTTACAATGCTATCTTGTTTGTTAGCTTGTGTTGCTGCATCTAAATAAGTTAATAATGCTTGTACTTGCTCGTTGTTATCTACTCGCCCTGCTATATAATCTACACCACTAAATAAACCACCTTGATAGCCACCAGTTTTTGTTCCCTCTTCTGCAAAAGTTGTTGCTATTACTGCACTATAACTTGCAAAATGCCCACTTTTACTTATAGCATTACAAACTATCGGACCAGTATCAATATTTTCTGTTACGATATTACTACCTGCATAATCAATACTGCTATGCTCTCTTTCAACAAAACTCTCTTTAAGAGTGCAGTCAAAAAGAAACCATGTTTGCATTACATCAATAGTAAAATATACATTACTAACTTTATCGTTTACATACTCAATATTAGTAATAAAAGCGTAAAACCATTTACTGCCATAGTTAGTATTTTGAAACATCATATAATTGCAATCATAAATACTTTCTGCATTAGCACTCATTCTCACAACGCCCTGCTGTCCATTAATCCTCTGAAAACTGGCTTTGTCCATAGTCTTGCTAACTTTACTTTCAAAGTAACTTTTCTGTGCACTCCTGCTTGCAAAATAAATAGTGTCTTTATAACTGCTATCTATCGGTACACCACTGCATAATTTGATAACACTATTAGGCTGTATCTGCATATCTTCACCACCTTTACAATAGCAGGAAAACATTTACGCTCTCCTGCTATATTTAATCTATGCAACTGTGATAGTTGCTTCGCCAACCTTAGTACTATCAAACGTGCTAGTAGCTTTAACTGTAATAGTTCCTCCTGTAGCATCACTATTAACTTTAAGCATACCTGTACTTGAAATACTAGCCTTAGCATCCTCTTCTGCAATACTCCAAATAACACTCTGTGGTGCATAGTTATCAGTATCAACAGTAACACTCAACTGTAACTGACCACCTGCACTAACTGTAGCCTGACTCGGAGTAACTGTAACTTTCTTTACCGCAGGTACACCTGCAACAAATACTGCATTGTTTGAGAACGGAGAAACGCTAAATGTTTTCCATACATGATACCAGTAGTTCCAATACAGACCCTCACCATTGTACTGCTCTGTAAAGTTCTGATAGTTGTCGAATATCATAAACCAGTCACTATCTACCATTACACAAGGTATAGCGTCAAGTGCTTCAAGTTCTGATTTTTTTATCTCTGTATAAGTTGGGTCATCAGCAAAGAGAATATTTAATCTCTCAATGTCTAAATCACCGAAACTATCTACAAGTACATGATGTCCGTCAAACTCTGCTTTATCCATATTAAAAGCACTTGCAAGTACTTCAACATTCATGGTAGCATCAAACTGTGAATTGACTAACAAATACTGCTCCTGCTTAGGTGTATGGTTCATAACTCCTGCAAGGTTATTCTTTGAATTAAGGAAAGTAAACTTGTTTGATACTCCCTTAATAGTACTAACAATGCTATTCATGTTTGCAGTATTAATAGTAGGAATAGTAACTGGGTTCATCAGTCCATTTAAGATATGTTTTGCAAGCATATATTTCATAGTCTGAAACTCGTCATAGTTAGCACCAGTATACATAGCATCTACAATCTTAGCAATCAAATCTGTAATGCCGTCAATAGACAGAAAAGCCTGTCTTAACTGGTCATTTGAGATTGTAGCTTTGTAGAACTTCTGATAGTTCATAATGTGAAACGCACTGCGTACATCAGGAATTTCACGCTTGAATACATTGGACTCGGCAACCTGTGGGTCAAACTGAAACGGTTTAGCAATATTAACAAATACCTCTTCGATAGACTCACCAAACTCGAGCATACCTTTTTTAAATATAGCCCATGGATTGTCATATGATTTGCTTGTTAAAATTACTCTACCTATTCTGTTTACAAGAGCAGATAAAAATTCATTCTGTAAAGCAGGATAGTCCATAATTACTGCGCCGATTTCTCTGATTGAGTCAGAGTCAGCTGTAGCCTGCGGCACATAATCTCTGTAGTTTGTGCTTGCGTTCTTTCTTATTGCATTTAAAATATCAACGCTTGAATTAGTAAGTGTCTTAATTTTTGGTTTTGTAGCCATAATTCTTAGCCCTCTCTTTCTTTAAATAAATCATCAAAGGAAATGTCTTTACCATCATCAGTAATATCTTCCTTTTGTTCCCTTAATACTTCAATAGGGTCTGTACCCTCTTTACCCTCAAAAAATCGTGCTTTATATTTTTCTCTCCACTCATTGTCATTCTGTTCGTATTTTGTTTTCCAATCAGTAGTATCACTTGCACGTGCTTCAAGGTCATTGAATGTATCAGTAAAATTTTCAATCATGGTAAGCGTATTATCATCAGCGCTATCTCCTGCTAATCCTTTTACTGCGTTCATAAAATCATCATGTGAAAGTACTGCCATTTTTCTCACCTCTTTTCTATTTAAAATAATGGTCTACACATCATCCAAAGTGGCATACGTTTTCGCTTAGTCGGTGTAGGTGGTGTAGGTGGTGTAACACCTGTTAGATATTCATACCAGTTATTAGCGTATGTTAATCTTTTGGTTAATGCTTCAACCCCTGCACGTTCTCTTTCATATAAATATGCTTTACATGCTTCTGCAACATCAGTTAGTTGCGAAAACTCTGCACCAGTATAACCATATCCCAGTGACGGCTTAGGTATCCATTGACCACCATAACCATTTATTATTTCATCCCACATTAGCTGTGTCTGTATTTCACCAGTAGACCAATCAGCACCGTGTGCAGTTGCATAATATGTTAGGTTACTGCTAGGTGTCCATTGTATCAAACCCCAGCCACTACTTGCACTTGCTGTTTGTTTCATACCTGGGTTAATGTTGGACTCCTGCTGTAAGTTTCCTAACATGCCTGCTACACTTTCAATGGTAAAACCTTTACTGTTGAAATACCCGTAAAACTCTGTAGCATTATTTTCCATTTCAGATTGTGTTAAATATGCACTTACTCCTACTTTAACTATCCATGCCATTATCTTATACCTAAGCTAAAAAGTTTATTCCATGTGTTTTTACCACACTTACCGTCAACAGTTAATCCATGTTCTGTCTGAAAATTCTTACATGCATTTACACAGCCTTTACCATACTTTGTGTCAATGTTACCAGTGTAATATCCTAACTTTGTCATAAGTATTTCAAATACTGTTACGTCATTATTTGATGAACCGCTTTTCAATAAATTCATATTATAACCTGCACTTCCTTTGTCTCCGTTATAACGTAAATGATAACTCCAACCATAACTAGGTGTGTAGTATTTTCTTATACATATTTCTTTACCAGTTTGGTCTCCTGCTTTACGTCCTTTTGTAGTTCCATTTTCATCAATACTTGCATGAACTATATGTTCGCTATCTGTTGAAACACATACATGATGTCCTACAGCTAAGTGAATATCACCCTTTTGAAAAGGTCTGTTACAAGAAGTAAAGCCACAACGTTTTAACTGTTCATACAGATTTCTTGTTGTACTGTTTACATTTACATTGAAACCTGCTGTAGCAAGTGCGTGTCCAACTAATGAACTGCAATCAAAGTCTGGATTTCCACCTCTGTTAATCTGTGAATAACCATGTGAATTGTCATTTGCTATTGCAATCATATAATCTGTGTAAGTGTCAACTTTACTCATTCTTATCACTTCTTTCTACATTCAGTATATCGCATAATTTCTGCAATACAAGTGTGTTTTCATTTAATGCTATTGTGAACTTATCTGTTTCTGCCTTGTGACTATCATTAAGTTTCATACAGTACCATGCTAAACATAAACACATTACTATAGGAAATCCCACTGTAGTTATAGCCTGCAAAATCATCTGCATTGTATCCATACTCTCACCGCCTTTCTTTTATTCTCTTTTAAATTATATCATATTAGTTGAAATTTTGCAATAATTATGTTATAATAAATTGAGATAAATATAGGCAAATTTAAGAAAAGAGTACAACAATATGAGTGAAAATAAATACTATGACGGAACTAAATTATTGTCAATGAAAGATATAAATGGTTTAAAACCTGAATTATTTATGTGTACTACTAATAGAAGTGGTGGCAAAACAACATATTTTGGCAGATTGTTAATCAACAGATTTCTTAAGTATGGTAAAAAATTCTGTCTAATTTATAGATACAATTACGAGCTTGATGATGTATCTAATAAATTCTTCAAAGATTTACAAACATTATTCTTTAGAAATTATACTATGGAAAGTGAACGTTGTGCAAGCGGTATCTATCATAGTTTGTTTTTAAATGAACAACATTGTGGTTATGCTATTAGTTTAAATAGTGCAGACCAGTTGAAAAAATATAGTCACTTACTTAGTGATACTGATAGTATGTTATTTGATGAATTTCAGAGCGAAACTAATCACTATTGTAGTGATGAAATAAGAAAATTTATCAGTGTACATACGAGTATAGCAAGAGGACACGGAGAGCAGGCAAGATATTTACCAGTATATATGTTAAGTAATGCCGTTAGTATTATCAACCCTTATTATGTAGAGTTGGGAATATCTGAAAGATTAAACAGTGAAACAAATTTCTTAAAGGGAGATGGATTTGTACTGGAAAGTGGTTTTATAGAAACTGCTAGTAAAGCGCAGAAAGAGAGTGGTTTCAATAGAGCATTTAAGAATAATCAGTATGTCGCATACTCTAGTGAAAATGTGTACTTAAATGATAACACTGCTTTTATTGATACACCAGTAGGAAAAGGAAAGTATGTCGCAACACTAAGATATATGGGTCATGATTACGCTGTGAAACAATACAATGAGCAGGGCTTTTTATATATTGATGATAAAGCAGATAGTACATTTAGAAGTAAAATAAGTGTCACTGTTAATGATCATGATATTAATTATGTCATGTTAAAACAGAATGATTTATTTATTAGTCAGTTAAGATACTATTTTGAAAAAGGATGTTTCAGATTTAAGAACCTTAAATGCAAAGAAGTCTTATTTAAGACTATCAGTTATTAGGTATCTGCTGTTGTATGTTCACTTGATACTGCTAGGTAGCACGTTTGGAAGATAACGCTAGTATGTATTGTCGTAAATGCTGTGCGCTTGTGTTCTGCAATAGTTATAGATATAGAAAAGGCAAGAGTTTGTACTCCTGCCTTTTTACTTTATTTGTAAAAATGATTGTGTATATCTGTTGCAATTAATATGTTTAATGACAGTACAATTTCTCTTGTATCTTTTTTCTTTATAAAATCGTATGATAGTAATTTTGATATGTATAAACCATTTAAGCAATATTCTATTTTATACTGCTCTGTACCTGGTACATCATAAAACTCAATTGAACCTCTAAATCTTTTACGTAGTTCCTGCACTACTTTTTTCATTTTATCATTCATATTATTACACCCCCTATAAAATCATCACATTCATATCTATACTTACAAGCAAAGCATAAATAATTACATTGTTTGTGTATAAAATATTGCTTTATTTTTCTTGCTACCATTAATATAATTTTTATAAGTAATACTACCATTATTGATAATATTAATGAATAATCTATTACGCTCATATTCTTCTCTCCTTTAAATCTATTATCATATCTTTAATAACTTAATCAATTATTTGTTTAACATAATATTTCACCTCATTTCATATGTCGTGTCCACCAATAATACACCGCCTTTAATTCTTTTTGGTAATAATTTTCCGGGAACACATAAACCAGCTTTAAAATCACTGTAGTCTCTTTTTGTTTCTAAGAATTTTAATTCACTTTGTGTATAATTATCACTCTCCTTTACTTTATATCCCTGCATTGATTTGTCAAATAAATCTTTACATTTCTGTGGCATACCTGCACATTTTATATCGTTGTATGGTTCATCAACAGGTATTAAATCATTGTGCGTTATGTGTTCTATATATGTTTTCTGCCTTGTAAAAATAGCTGTGTCCCAACTGCTCTCTAATTTCCAACAACATAACTTTACCGGGTCTATTGTTATTCCTTTAATCTTATCAGCAGGTAAGTCACAATGTATACTATCAGTATCAGCATAAATAAATCCTGCTTTGTCTACTCCGTAATAATTTTTTTGAGCGGCTGTTATCGTAAAGTTACGTGCATATGATGTTATTGCACTACCAGTTGCTATATGTCCAACCTTTTTGTTATTAGCAGGTACGATGTAAAAGCCTATACTTTCATCATCTTTTACATACGCAACTTTAAAACTACTATTGGAACTACTAGCAAGTTTGCCGTAAAGATTATTGAGAAACAGTTTAGCTTCTGTACGCTTTGCACCTTTACTCTTCATTTTAATTTCTCCATAATGATTAATATAATTATCAAATATACCTATAGCAGAATAAAACCAACATCCGTCTAAGATTTCAAAGTCAACTAGTTCATAGTGCTTTAACATTAGTTTATAATCTGTCATTGTTACTGTCATTATTACTGTACTGTCATGTATATTTCCGTTTTTATCTTTATAGTAACGATTATATGAACCGTCTTTATTTAATATATCACTAGTTGTTAATGACTCTGTACCTTTATATAGATGATTACCTTTTATCTGAATAAACGGTAGCATATTTTCTTTTATATAAAAGCGTGTTTTTATTCTTAAGAAATAATATTTATTTTCGCCTATTGCTTCGTTAGGTATTATATTACCAGTCCAAAAATATGGTTTACCTATTGGAAAATAATTACCACTTTGCGAGTGCATCATACTAGAATATAAAGAGTTTACATCAGCTGTCACTCCGTTATGTCTAACAATATTTTCTTTTCCTTTTACTAAATAGCACCAACCCCCTCTATAACTGTGACGTATATACTCATCAGCGTTTGACGAACCAAAAATATTTTTATCGAGAGTAACTTCATCAAGAGGTGGGAATAAATCCTTATAATCATAAGCACCAGTAGACTTTTTATATTCTTCCATACAACATGAACCTATTGTAAGTTTGTCGTGTCCGTCATTGAATAACTGTTCAAGCGCTTCTTTAACTACTAACACGTCATTAGCTATGTATTGTTTTTCTTCATCAGTTATATTGCAACCTGCATATCTATATCCAACATATTCCATGTCTAATTTTTGATGCTTTGTTTTAAAAGATTTTCCTATTTGCTTTACTGAAAATGGTAATAACTTTAAGCTGTCTCTTAATTCTATTATGTGATTATTAACTTTAATAGTTAATGTATACCATTGCCCCATATCAGATATTGTATATCTAAAAGATTTATTTTTCATATCTTTTATTGCAATAAATTCTGCTTGAGTCTGTTCGTCATTTAAGTAATGAATAGCCTGCTCATACTTTAATACTGTTAGCAAATATGAGAGCCAAAAGTTTCCGTCAAATTTTAAGTTATGATAATAAGCTACTATGTCACAATTTAATGTTTTAAAATATTGAAACTGCTCGTCTATTGAATGAAAAATATTTACATTCTCTGTGTAAAACTCAACACTTGCGCTTGCCCAAACTTCTGTTGATGTTTGACCCTCATAAACTGTAGTTTCAAAATCACACATAAATTTTCTAACATTTTTGCTTCTCATTCTTTATCATAATTAGCAAGCGTTTCTAACCAATTATTTGTAACTATTTCCATTTCTTTTGACATATTGTTATAAGATAAAATGTTTAACGCTTGTACTATATTTGACCTTATTCTACTATCTTCACTATCACCTGCTATTACTTCTAAACTTTCTATAATTTTGCTTTCATTGTCCTTTAAATGATTATAATATGTTTCCCCAAACTCCTGCATATTATCTTGTAACATTGATATAGCTTTATAATAAAAACTTTCTAATGATATTTCATTCATTTTATTATGTGAACGATTATAAACATATCGACTATTAGGTAAATCATATAACATTTCTTTAATAGTATCTACAATATCATGTTGCTGTGCAGTAAATCTTTTTTCTAAATCTTCTCTTGTTTTTTTTAAAAACTTTTGTGTTATAGCTTTAGGAATATCAATGTACGAAACATCAACACCTTTATCAGCGTATTCTTGCATTAAATCATGTAATGCTTGTTGATTTTTTGTTAATTGTTTCTTTGCCATGCTTTTTCTTCTCCTCTTTAAATTAATAAGACCCCTGCTAACTTAATAGCAAGGGTCAGCACTAAGATAAAATTTTATTTTACTGATTTTACATCAAGTGCACAGTCAATATATGGTCTGCCTGCCTTTGTTGTACCACTGACTTTAATAACACTAAATGATTTACCATGCATGATATTAGTAATGTTATCAAAACTACGCTTGAAAGTAGCTGACTGGCAAGAGAATACCTCATTGTCCGGTGTAATGATTGATAAAATATCAACGCTATCTCCGTTCTCTTTTTCATCTGTGAATGTCAGATAGCCTGCCACTGCAATACTTGTGTTATCATCTATATCCTTAAGAGACTTGATACCTCTATCTAATGTCATTAAGTACTGCTCTACCTCTGTAAAATCTTTTGACTGTGTATTAATTGTAATTGCCATAATTGTTTATCTCCTTTTTTCTTTTTATTTTGCGTCTACCTGCTCTGTTTCAATCTTTTTACGTGTAGCAGGGTCAAGTATCTTTGCACCTGCAATAAAGTCTGCTTCATCCATACCATAAAGTTCATTGACCTCTTTGAGGTTGCGAATTGCAACAATAGTACATTCATCTGTGTTGTAAAGTTTTGATGCTCTCTTAAGTACCTTGTCTTTGTCAGCAATCTTGCCAGTAAGAATGAACTCCTGCTCGAATGTTTCAGCCGTCTGTGGATTTACGCATAAAGCTGTGATAGATGTTGAAATAATTGTACGTGTAACCATTGGTTTTCTCATAGTTTTTTCTCCTTTTCTTTGTGCTATGATTTGTAAAGTTAATTGTAATAAAATTGTAACACCAATAGGTGTAATAGTCAAGTTGATTTTTGCAATCTGTTTTAGTGATAGCTTACTATCTCTTGACTATCAAACAAGATAGAAAATCGTCTGCTTTATGCCGAATTATGATTTTGCAATCGTCACGATAGATTGTTTCTGTTGTAACATTTCGTCTGTCAGTTCTGCATAATACCTTTTGCGTATTAGGGTCTGTTATAAGTTGTACATATAAAGTTTCTATCATTGTTAATCACTTCCTTTTCTTTGAGGAGTCCGCACTATTGCGTCACGTATTGACTAGCAATAGTGCGGTATCATAGTATTAAAGCAAACGTATTGTAAGAGATGTATTACCTCTTTACATATTATATAGTACAGTATAACTGTAACTATGCTATGTCTAAATTATGAACATTTTATGAACTTTTCCACATTTCAGTTTTCTATAATTTACGAAAATTTACGAAAACTTGTGCAAATTATCCATAAATATGCTGTACCATTTTATGATAATAATGCATATAAAATATATTACATTGTTTCATAAATACTTTTTCTTCATAATCTATTCTTTTTGTAAAATATAAATATTCTATTTTATACTTTATTAAATTAAATAACTGTGTTATTATTCTCATACTATTATTTTTACCAATTAACATTGTTTCAAATTGGTTGTATTCCTTGCGAATTATTCGCTCTAAAAAATGTTTTCTTTTCTGCGTCATAATGTATTACCTCCTTTACACTAACACCTAATTTAAAACGCTTATGCATGTCATTAATTGCCTTTTCTAATTTAATACGCTCGTACATTTCTTCCATACACAATTTCGTATAATAATTATTTAAACAATACAGTTCATATTATAAAAAATCTCCTTTCAATTATTCTACGATAAAGCTTTATTATATTATCAGATATTTCCTTTGATGATACACCACTCATCATATCATAAGTAAGTGTATCAAGGAAAAAACGCTTTTCGCCTAGTTCACGTGTTTTAACTATCACATACCACATATCCTCTATGTTAGCATACCCATAAAACACCTTGCCTTTTACCTTTTTAGCAACCTGAGTTGCTATCTCTATGACGAAATCTTCATAAACTTCGTCAATATCAGACTGTGACATTTTTCTATTTTTGTGTAACATGATTTGTACCTCTTTTCTACTCAACAACCTCTACTTTTAACATTTCTTTTTCCGACATTGCTCTATATTGCACTACTTTCATAGCTGACAACTGTTTATTATTCAAAATCTGTGATTTTGTGTAATATTCTGTTATGTCATATTGCATATCATGCAAACAAAATGATGTCGCTATACTGCATTTTACTAATGTGCCTAGTTTTATATTATTTGTCATTGGTTTACCCTCTTCTATTCTAACAATTTTTATTCCTTTACACTTATAAAAATCATACTATCATCATAAATACAATCTGATGTAAGACTATATACGCGTAAATCATAAAACTTAAGTGGTAAATCTTTAAACTCACCAGAATATAAAATACTATGATTTACAAAATTATATAACTCTATATGCTCTTCATTAGGTATTATAGTATATAATTTTTGAACTGTCATATTTTCACCTCTTTTCATTATTTACTATATTCAGTTGTAAAGCCTATGCGTGGACTTGCACCACGCTGTGCGCTTTACGCTTAGGCAATAATTATTACAATCTCTGAACTGGTATTAGTTACTGCACAAGACATAACAACCATTACATTATAATCTAAATACTTTAATGGAATATTATGTATTTTACCTCTCCATAATATATTTTGAGTTCTTGCATCTTCTAATACTATCATTTGACTATCAAAAAATACTCTATACAAATTTTCTAATAACATACTATTTTCTATTTTCGTCAAGTTCAATAGCATTTTCTAAAAAATCTTTTTCAGTAATGCCATATAATTTTGTAGATTTCTCAGCGTTTACAAGTTTTAAGAATTTTGCAGTGTTGTCATAATCTATAGCAAACTGCTTTTCGATATCCCTGTCGCTTAAATCACCGATATATGACTCATTTAATGTTATAACCTCATTTGTATCAAGATTAAAAGCCATAATCTCTGCATTAGTTGTTACGATTGTTCTTGTAATCATTTTCTCTTTTCTCATCGTTTTTGTCTCCGTTTCTTTTTGTGCTTGTTTATTTGTTACTTGCTGATATTGCTATCAGTGATA